TTATAAAAAACTAATTCAATTCATTAAATAGCTTTCTTATGTCTTCCTCGTCTGGTTCATCAATACCAGTTAATGTTCTAACATTTTGATACAACGCACTCAAATAATCGCTATTATCTGCAAACCAAATAGCTGAAACGCTTGTTTTTAAAACTTCTTTCTCTTTATCTCCGCATTTTATAACATTAAATAAAATCAAAAGTTTTTCAACTGTATCTTTTTTACTTGTTTTATGTGTGAGTAAATCGTCTATTAATGTGTAAATTTTTCCTTCCATAACTTCAGTTTTTATTTCTAACATTATAAACAATTAAATTTTGCTCGGTGCTTTATCGCAAGTACAATCCATTCCCGTAATCATTACTCCCGTATCTTCACACCATTCACAATCAAAATTTAACTGTTCGCTTTGCTTTATAACATCATCTAAAGGTAATTTATTTACTAATTCCTTAATAACTTCCCACCATTGTGGCAACGGCTCTCCGTATGCTTCAATATTCCTCTCCACGTGGTCAGCGTCAACATATCCTAATCTTTTTGCAGCTTCATCTAAATTCATAATCCATCTTTTTTAATCCGTAAATAAACAACCTTTACTTGTAACATTAACTAAAATAAAATTCAACAGCATCACTAATTTCATTCCATAATTCATCTATAGAAACTCCTTCGATATTCCTATCTATAAACCTAGTCTTTACGGCTGTATCAATGCCATTAAACACTTTTTCATAACACTCGTTACTAACAAACCTACCTTCTCCTGTTTTACTAAATCCATCAGTATAGTAATACCTAATTCTTTTATGTAATAAGTGCTTAAGCTCAAACTTATTAACATCTATAGTTATATAATCCATTTTACTTTAGTTAACACGTAGTAAAAACAACTACGCAGATTTTTACTTCTAACATTATAAATTATAGTCTTCAATCGCTTTATTCCAACCTTCTTTATATGAAATGTCTCTAGCACCATCGGGAGAATATTTATGTGTTTCTATATCTAATTCGTTACCGACTTTTATCTCTCCATACACAATAGTTAGTACTGAATGTCTATACCCTTCTTGGTAATACTTTAGGTGTTGTAGTTCACAATCTAATTTATTGTTCTCAATTAATAGTTCTGTTTCTGTTCTCATAATAACAATTTATAACAATGTTTAAAATTCATATTTCACTGCGTTACATACGCATTTTACACTAAGCGTTAGCGACCATGTTCAGTAAAGAACATTCTAAGGTCGTCCAAGTGTTCATTTTCTTCAATTATATTTAATACTTCGTCAGTAGTCCATGTAACACATTCGCTAACATCAGGTATAGAGCAGTTTTTTACTGCTGTTTCTAGCTCTGTAATGTACCTTAGTACGCTTATAGGAACTTGCTTATAATCCTCTTCTGCGTTTTCTTTCCAATAGTTTAAATCTTTTTCTGTACTCATTATCTTTTGTTTTATTGTTTCAAATCCGTAAAAAACCACTCCATACCCATAGCGTTAATTCGTTTGTTATTCTGTTTGTTTACTCAAAGATATAATAAATAATTAATACCACAAAATAAAAAACACCCTAATTAAAGAGTGTTTAACATTTCATCAATAAGTAATTCGTTATTCGCGAATTGCAAAACCTCGGCATATCCATCATCAAAACCCCAATGTATCTTATGTATCTCTATAAAGTGAGGCGTTATAGCTAAGATCTCATAATGAGTGTAAATACCTTGAACCTCCCACCAATAAAAACTACAAGCTTCTAAAATTTCATGTAAGAAGTCATCTCTTGTCATTTCCTTTTAGATTTGCGTTTAGCCTCGTCATGCGCTTGCTCTTGTAGTTCTGCCTTGTATGTTTCTTCAGCAGTCTCTAGGGCTATGTAGTGCATTACAGAGTACAAATTAGAACTGTACACACTTTCTACTGGCGTTAACCCTTGTTTATTGAAAATACCCTTCTCAGCCAGCTTAAAGGCTTTTGACTGCCAGTAGGAGTTTTTAACGATTGATTCCGCGTGGCTGTTTGTACTTCTTCCCTTTTTTCCTTCAAAGATAATACTGTATGTTTTTGCAATTCCTCTAAATGCGACTGCAAAAAAAAATAACCCTTATACAATTCTGATACAGGTAAGCTCTTAAACATACTAGTTCTTATGTCTATAGTTTCCTCGTCATACATCTCGTTTGGATCAGGTCTAAACAGTATTGCGGTGATTCTAGCGATATATTCCCACTTTCTATACTGTTTCTTTTGAAATAGAGTTGCTAGGGCTTGCGATTCAGCGAAATGCTTGTACGTCGCGCCTCCTAGTAACTTGTCTATTCCTCCCGCTGATTTTGTAGACTCAATCAACTTGTATTCTACACCCCCTAATGTAATAACCTCACTTACCCCAATATCATCCTGTGACGGCTCACCTAAAAACTTAGAAACCATACCAAATAACTCAACTATACTAACTTCATCAGAGCTATTAACTTGTATTTCACTTTCTAAATACTCTCTAGGAATATCAGAAAACAGCTCTATCCAATCAATATAGAAACTTAGTAACTTATTATCGCTTATAGGCTCTTCACTAGCCTTATCTGAGTAAATAAAGTTATCTAACCATTTAGGAATATTGCTCAAATAATCCTGAGCTTTAGACATATCCTTTACGGTTACATCTTCCCAACTGGTTTTAATTTGGTATGTTTCTTGGTTTATGGTGGCTTTAATCATTACTTGATAGTTCTTACAATACTTTGTAAATCTATTTTAATTCTGTTTAATCTAGCGCAAGTAGAAGTATTTAAAGTTTTACCTCTGTTTTCCTTTACAGTAGCATCAACAAACTCAATAAGCTCAATGAATTTATCTTTTAACTCTACTTTAGGCTCTTTCTTCTTAGCTTTTGGCTTTCTTTTCTTTGGAGCTTCTTGCTCTACTTTTTCTAAATCTTCCATAATATAAATTTAATTAATTTCTACAACATAGGAAAGTTATAACTCCTAGCGTATTTAGTTACACCTCCTTCAGGCTTTCTACTAAATGTTATTTCTAATATCTTTCCTCCTATTGGTTTATTAGGTGCGCCTCTTTCTACGTGCCAACCCATATACCCTACTTTGTATTCGTCTTTATATGTTCCAGTAATAATACCTAAAACATCTTTATGTTTAATCTCTCCTTTCTTGGATAAATAAACTTTTCTTAAGCTTGTTTCTTTCAATTCATGGATATGCCCAAATGTTAAGCAGTCGAACCCTTCAAACATTGTAGCCATCCTAGTTAGGTTAATTTCACCTCTAGTTACTACACCTCCTCCACCTGATCCATGAAAGTAACAAATATCATAAGCTGAACTTGTACCACCCATCTTACAATTAACTCTTAAAGCTCCTGTGTAACCTCCCGCATAAACTGGACTCTCAGGTTTAGCAACATGATTTAGTAACGCTACAAACCTTTGTATTACGTCTGTTTCTTGTCGTCTTAAAATTGAAGTCTCATGGTTACCATAACCTACTACAGTAATAATTTCAGCATAAGGAGTAAACCACTCGGCAGCAGTTTCTACTACAGCATCTAAATATCTAGGGGTATTATGCTCTGGCCTAACTTTTCCTTTGGTGCTTCTAGGGTCGTATTTACCCTGCATAAGACAAAACGTGTCACCGTTAAGTAATACGTTTATACCTTTATCCTTACAATAGTCTAAATGTTTCTTTAAAAGCTCTCTGTCACAGTCTGGATTATCCCAGTGTAAATCAGAAAGAATAGCAACCTTAACAGTTTTCTTTCTTTTAGTTTCTGAAGATTCTAATTTGTGAGAGTTCTTTGATATTTGAGTTAATAACATAATATTGGTTTTCGCTAATATAGTACATTTTTTGTTACGAATAACAGATAAAAACGTAACATAAATCATAGCGTATGATAAATATGATAACAGCGATTGTAAAAACAACCTCGTCCCTCGGCAGTCGCACAAGCTTTTTTACAACGTCATTACCCACAATAAAAATTACTTAGTGCTTTTCCTAAGTTCTTGTAGGTCTATAAACGTTATAATTTTAGTGGTTTTATTTTTTTCTTCTTGCAATTTATGTAGGTCAGAATCATTAAACCTAAAAGCATATTTTGCAGTTCTCTCATCTTCATAAGCACCACTAAGCCAAGTACCACCACTACTTATTACATAGCTTCCATCATCTGTTTTATATATCATTGTCGTAATTTTAAAAGATGGGTAACACCACCTATATTTTATAATTTTTTCGTTCCTCAAAATTCCAAATCATAGCCATAACGTTATTCACAAATATACAACAAATAAGTATTAAAAAAACAATACACGTTATTTAGAATGATTCTAATTAAGCTATAGCCCTCATTGATTTTTTAGCAAGCTCGAAATACTCCCTCATCATAAAACAATCAGCGTAATCAGGAGAACGCCCTATAGCCTCTTTAATTTTATCTTTAGAAATTATTGCTAATTTATTCTCGTCTGAATCAGGGTTAGCCTGTTTTATGGCTGCAAGCTCTTCTTTTAACTCTTGCCAACACTTACTCGCTACTTGAGGGTTGATATATATCCCGTAGTCGTTCGTCCTCTCTGCACTCTTAAAATAGCATTGTGACTTAAGATTTTTATAGTTTTCCTCTTTAAACTTATTTACTATTGGTCTAGCGTTGTTTGTGAATCCTTTACATTTAAGAACATCTACAGCACCACCACCTACACCATCTTGATCTATAATAATATTAGTTCTGGCCACTGAATACTTATTAGCGAATTGCCTAATAGTTAATACAACTTCATCAATGCCAGATTTATCAATAGTGAATATATCAACTATAACAAATCCCTTCCAAACCATTATAACGGTTTTATCATCTCCAAACCTAGCAACATCACAAGTAATAATATTTTTACCTTCTGGTTTGATAAACTCATTAGTTACAAGGTTGTCCAAACCATCATCAGAATAAATACGTGTTGGGTCATTATCATAATCCCAGTTACCATGCAGTAGCCTTTCTCTTTTGGATTCATCCTTAATATTTTTAAGGTTGACAATGTATTCTTTGTCTATGTATGGATTATCGGTTACATAAGCCTCGATAAAAGCCATTGTAGGCTTTAACTTACCACTCCTAAAAGGCTGTATAAACTCATCGTACATCCAATTTCTTTTAGGGTTACACGTAACTAAAAGCTTTGGTAGTATTCCGTACTCTGTATTATTCCAACGTCCTATACGAGTTTTTAAAACATCGTAAGCACCGAAGTTAATCTCTCCTCCTTCTTCAATCCATCCTCCAGTGTATTCTAATGAACCAAAACGCTCATACATTGGGTCTGATGGTTTGTATTGTAAGTCTAGTAAATCTATTCTTGATCCATTAGGAAACTCTATAAAGTTATCCATTCCCTGATAACGCCAGTAGTCTTGAGCTAAGCCATGATGTTTTCTAACCTTTAACATGGTTTGATAAGTAGAAGCTCTTAAACGCTTTAACTCTTCCCTACCTATAAACCACTTAGTATTAGGATAACGTAAGCAGTTAATTAACAACCACTCACAACCTAACCAAGACTTACCACCACCTGCTGCTCCACCGTATAGTATTTCTTTGGTAGAATCATCGTTTAGCTTTTCATAAGCTTCAAACTGCTTTCCAGAAGGGTTAAGATTTATTTCCATTCTTAGGAACTACCATGTTAATCTTTATCTCACCACTATG